GACATCGACGAGGAGAGCCTCAGTCGACTGAGTGAGGGCGAGCTGCAGGAGTTGCTGCAAGCTCATGAAACCCTCTATCGCGCCCAGTGTCGAGACAGCATCGGAAGCTATGTCCGCTCGATAGAGCTTCCCGGTGCGCCGCCGGCTCTGTCGGATGCCGACAAGGCTCGCCTCGCCGAGCGCAAAGTTCGCCTCGATCTCACCGTCAAGGATGATCGTGAAGACGAAGGCTTCGACGATGCCGACGACGAGCATCTCTATGGCCACAAGGTCGACGTTGCCGAGCATCACGAGCTGATCCTCGAGGCGATTGTCGGAACCGTTGAGGAGCGCCCTATCGAGGGGCCGCTCGCGAACGGAATGGACGGCGAGATCGCTGACGGCGTGATGATCTTCTGTCCGCCGGGCGCCGCAAAGTCGACATACGCCTCCGTCGCCGCTCCGTCCTACCTGCTCGGGAAATATTCTAACTTCGACATCATCGGCGCGTCGTATGCGAGCGAGCTGGCGAAGCGCTTCGGCCGCCGTGTCCGGCATCTCTGCAAGGACCCCGGCTTCGCGCAGACCTTCGAGACGTCCATCAATGAGGACAATCAGGCGGTCGACCAGTGGTCGCTGAAGAACAGCTCGAGCTATCGCGCCGTGGGCATCATGGGCGGCGTCACGGGCTTCCGCGCGAACGTGCTCATCATCGACGACCCCGTCGCCGGCCGCGAGGAAGCCGACAGCGACATCATCCGCGAGAAGACGTGGCAGGCCTACAAAGACGACTTGTCAACCCGACTGAAGCCGAACGGCAAGGTCGTGCTCATTCAGACGCGCTGGCATGAAGATGATCTCGCCGGCCGCCTCCTCGGTGAGACCTGGGAGGGGAAGTCGGGACTGTGGCGCGGAACCGATGGCAGGCTGTGGCTCGTGCTCTGCCTCCCCATGGTGTCGATCCACGATGACGACCCTCTGGGACGCGAAAAAGGTGAGATTCTATGGGCTCGACAGGAGGATGGCACTGGCTGGTTTACCAAGAAACACGTTGAGCAGGCGAAGGCTCTCGGCGAGCGCACGTGGGGCGCTCTCTATCAGCAGAAGCCATCCGCATCAGACGGCAACATCATTCTCCGTAAGTATTGGCGTTGCTGGCCGCACGGGAAGTCGGAGATCGCCAAGGATGCCGCCGACCCGACGAAGGACATCATCGAGACCGGCGCCTATCGAGACGTGCAGCCTCCTCGCGATCTGCAGCACGTGTTCCTCTGCTACGACACGGCCTTCGAGGATGACGAGGAGAGCGATTACTCGGCGATGACGGCCTGGGGCACATTCGAGCGCACCATCAAGGGGCGCAAGGGCGAGGAGGCGAAGCAGCTCAACATCGTGATGCTCGGTGCGTGGCGAGCGAAGATTGACGCCGTCGATCTGATCGACGTCATCAAGCAGCACGTGGACCTGTTCAAGCCCGACATCGTGTGCATCGAAAAGCGCGCATCAGGAATCCAGCTTGTGCAGGAGATGCGGCGCCGACGCTTCAAACACACCTATGGGAACGTTCAGGTCGAAGCATGGTTACCTCCAGGACCGCCGGGCGCAAAAGGAAAGCGACCTCGCGCATTCCAAACGGCGACGGTGATGGCCGAAGGGTCCGTCTGGTTTATGCCGGGACCGACGACGCTCGCCGTGCTGAAGGAGTGCTCAGCATTTCCGAACAGCACCTATAAGGACTGGGTCGATACGGTTACGATGGCGGTGTTGCGCGCACGCAATGGTTTCCAGCTCGCGATCCCGCGCGACGAGCTAGACGAAGAAGAGGAGGCAGAGCGCGAGGCTGAAGAGCTGAAGCGCAGAAACGCACCCCGCAAACTTTACGGTTCTGTGGGCGGTTATGCTCAAACTGGGAGGTCGGCGACGAATGCTTCAAAGCCAGCTCACGGTGTTGCCCGAAGACTATACGGGAGATTGTGACGCAGCCCTTCGCCGGGGATGTGGTTGTCTGTTTTTAATTGACGCCACATTTTCGTTCGTTAACGTGCGACCAGTATTTGTAAAAGGTTAGCGGGGGCAGTGATCGTGCATAAAATCGAGCTGTGGCAACTCACAGATATTCGGCTGTCGACACACGACGACGGCACGATTTGTCTGCTTTCCTGCGTAGGGGATGAGCAAGTAGCTACGGTGGCAGTGCTCAATACGCTGTCGTGCTTGCTAGGCGTTGAAAAATCTGACGTTTCTGATGTTGACTGCGGGCAGAAGATTTTTCAGAGCCCTGCCCTAATCGGTGCAATTCGTGACATTTTCGAGCAGGTCCTACGCGAGGAGCAGATTGCTCGCGAAAGTGTACTTTGTGACCAGAACGCACCTGCAAAAGCGGTAGCCTAAACCCTCGAATTTTCGGGTTGAACGAATATCGCGTCTGTTTACAACAGACGCGAGGCCGATCTGTTCAGTGTCCGGCGCTCTCGATTTCCACAAAAGAGAGGGATTGGACGATGTACGGGGGTATCAAGCCGTCAACTGTGCTTGGTCACGACGAGTTCGCTCGACATGACGCAAGCCAGACTTGGGACGACGCCGGCATTCATGCGGAGTTGGCGGCTGATCTGTTGCGTTCGAGTGAGGATGCGATCACCGAGGCCGTGACTGCCTTGCGCGACAAGCACAACGCGCTCGAGCAGGAGCTGTCTGCCACGCTACACAGTTACGCCGCGCATCAGGTGCGCGATGCGGTCGTCGACTACCTCGGCCAGAGCGAGTTTTACCTCGTGCTGCATGAGGGAGAAATTCACATCATGATCGACGGCTCGAATGATCTGGCTGCATTCCAGCCGCTCGTGAAGCTCGATCAGCTCCTGATGCGCGCCAAGACGCAGGCGACGCAGCAGGGCGACATGGACTTCCTCAGCCGCATGGCTGACCTCACGTCGGCCCTCCCGAACATTCAGCAGAAACTCGCCGAGACGCCGACGCCGATGCCGATCCACGCGAAGCGCGCCTCGCGTGTCCCTGGTCCGCCTCCTCGCGCTCCCGGTCGCATTCCGGCGAAGGGTGGGGGTGCTCGTGCAGCGGCAGCGCGGTAAAGCGAAACGCTCGAAAGCCAAGAAAGTCGCGCCGCGTCCTCCCGAGGATATGTGGCGCGACGACGGGCTTCTCAGTCTCGCGACAATGCATGCGGCATGCCTTTCTGAGCAGCTCGACGCAGCTTCGCACATGCCTGAAATCATGAATGCATCGGTGGGGGCGGCCCTGCTGGCCAACTCCGTGTTTCTCCATGCGCTCGGCTGCGATGATCCTGACTGCAAGGAGTGCTCCGTGCACTTCCGCAATGTCGATTATCGAAAGCTCGCCCACAAGGTGCTCGACATGCATCTCGACCGAGCCGCCATCATCAATCTCGAAGCCGAAGGTCACGCCTGATGGTTACCGACTATCTCATCTCGAAGATCGACAAGCAGATCGACAAGTCGCGCACGAATTCCGTCCTCTTCGACAAGACGGACATTCAAGCGCTCCTCGATGAGGTGAAGCGCAACCGCCTCAAAGACCGAATGGCCAACATGAAGAAGAGGCCGCAGTGAGCGACAATCCTCGCATTTTCCTCGGGGCCAATCGGCCGCCGAGTGACTGGGTCGACCATAAGACGGATGCCGGTGCTTCGGCGCTATACGGCGCCATGGTGGGGCTCGAGAGCCGCGAGTTCGATGGCAACATGGCCCTGACGGGAATGACGCTCGACAAGTCCCTCGAGCTGTTTCTGCAGGATGTGGCGGCGCAGGCTGGCATCGAGGCTGCATCCATTTACGCGAGCAGGCTCATTCAGGGTCTCGAGCGTTTTGTGATCCACAACACTGGCATGAAGACCACTAAAACCAAGAGCTAGCGCCCTCGGGCGAATATAGGTAGGTGAACACATCAAGGTTGTTCCCCCGGTTGTTGTTTCAGACCTGGAGAGACGACCTTGCCGCGCATCCGCTCGCAATCCGTGCCCATGGACTATGACGACTCGTTGAGCGACGAGGAAGTCTACGAGGGCATGTCGCAGGACGATCTCACCGTCCGCTTCGACAATCCGGATCATCAAGCTCTCGCGTCCACATTCGAGATGGGCGAGGACGGCGAGGTCTTCGAGTCGAGCAACGACGACACGCCCTTTGAGAGCGGCGGCGTCGAAAACATCAATCATCAGCAGAACCTCGCCGAAGTGATGAGCGAGGATTTCCTCGCAACCCTCGGCGACGACATCGTTGAGCGTGTCGAGCGCGACATCACCGAACGCGAACCGTGGCGCCGTCGTTTCGAGCGCGGCCTCGAGCTGATGGGCCTCGTGCAGTCCGACATCGATGACGGTGCGTTTCCGGGCGCGTCCGACGTCGTCCATCCGCTTCTCGTCGAAGCTGTGACGCACATCTGGGCGCGCACGCTCGGCGAGCTGTTCCCCGCAGAGGGTCCAGCAAAGTCGAAGGTGCTCGGCGATCAGCGTCAGGACCGCATCGAACGCGGCGAGCGCGTCGCCGAATACATGAACTATGAGCTGATGGTCGAGGATGAGGACTACATCAACGAGACGTCGCGTCTCTTGTGGTCCGTTCCGCTCCACGGGTGCGCGTTCCGCAAGACGTTCCGCGATCCGGTGCTCGACCGCAACATCGGCATCTTCGTTCCCGCTGAGGACCTCATCGTCCCGGCCGAGGCGACGGGCCTCAAGACGGCAAAGCGCTTCACGCACCGTATGCGGAAGTCGCCGAACGACATCCGGCACATGCAGATCGTCGGGTACTATCGCGACATCGAGATCAGCGCGCCGACCGTCGAGGAGGCGGATGAAATCCGTGACCTCAAAAACGAGGCTGTCGACGTTCAGCCCGATGGCGATGATGAGGACGTCGAGCACGAGATTTTCGAGACGTGCACGAACCTCAGTCTGCCGGGATACGAGCACACTGACGCGGAGGGGAATCCGACAGGCCTCGAGCTGCCCTATATCGTCAGTGTGGACCGTCACTCCCGACAGGTGCTCTCGATCTATGCCGGCTGGAAGCAGGGCGACGCTCGCTTCCGCCGCAAACTCTATTTCACGAAGTACAGCTTCGTGCCGGGCTTCGGCTTCTACGACTTCGGCCTCTTGCATCTGATCGGCGGCCTGCAGGCTGCGGCGACGGGTGCGCTCCGCGTGCTGCTCGACAGCGCGGCGACAGCGTCCCTTTCCGGCGGCTTCATGTCGAAGAACGCCAATCTGAAGGGCGAGACCATGGTCGTCTCGCCGGGCGAGTGGCGGCCGGTCGACGCGACGAGCGAGGACCTGCAGAAGGCATTTTTCCCGATCCCCGTGAAGGAGCCGTCTCCGGCTCTGTTCCAGCTTCTCGGCCTGCTCATCGAAGGCGCGCAACGCTTCACGGCCACAACCGACATTCAGACCGGCGGCTCTGACGGCAAGAACGTTGCTGTCGGCACGATCACGCAGCTCCTCGAGCGCGGCGAGAAGGTCATGTCGACCATCCATCGCCTGCATCACGGATCGGTCGCCGACGAGCTGCGGCTGCGCTTCGAGCTGTGCTCCGACTACGCCCCTGAAGACGGCTATCCCTACGATGTGGCTGGCGAAGAGCGCTCGGTTTACGCTGAGGACTTCCAGCCGGGTATCGACATCATCCCGGTGTCAGACCCCAACATCTTCTCATCGAGCCAGCGCGTCGCCATTGCGCAGGCCGTCTATGAGGTGTCGGCCGCGAACCCCGACGTCGTGCCGCGCAAGGTCGCCATCAAACGTCTCTTCAAGGCCATGCGGGCGCCCGACGTTGACGAGCTGGTGCCCGAGGATGCGCCGCCGCAGCCGTATGATCCGGCCGGCGAAATCCAGGCCATCCTTCTCGGCAAGCCGGTTGCCGTGCTCCCCGAGCAGCATCACGAGAGCCATCTCAAGGTGCTTTGGGCGTTCATGTCAAACCCGGAGTTTGGCGGCAATCCGCAGGTGCAGGCTCAGGTCGGGCCGGCGGCTATCGCGCTCATCGGACAGCATCTCGCATTCCAGTGGGCGACGGCAGCGCGCGGCATGGGCGCGCCGGTCGAGTACATGGACCCGCAGTCGGGTCAGATGCAGCCGCCGCAGGTGCCGCCGGAGCAGATCGCAATGATGCTCGCTCAGATCGCGCCGAACCTCGCGACCGTACCGGGCCTCCCGTCCATCGAGGGCGGCGAAGGTGGCGACGACAAGCAGGCTGATCTCGAGATCAAGCGCGAGGAGCTGCAGCTCAAGAAGGAAGGTCAAGATCAGGAGCTGGCTCACGACCGCGAGAAGCATCAGCAAGAAATGGCGATGAGGACCGAGGAGCATGAATTCAAAAAGCAGGAGCTTCAGGCGAAGACCGAGCTGAAAATTCAGGAAGGTCAGATGAAGACCCAGGTCGCCCAGGCCCAGGCTCAGCAGGACATGGCCCTGCAGGCTCAGCAAGCCGAGCAGCAAGCTCGAATGAATGAGCAGCAGATGGTGGTCGACCAACAGAACATGCAGACGCAGCAGGCGATGGATCAGCAGCGCATGGCTCACGAAAGCGAGCAGATGCAGCGCGAGGGCGCGCTCCGTGAGCAGGAGAGTGCGCAGGATATGCAACACAAAGAACAGCAGCATCAGCACGATCAGCAAGTCGGCGCACGCCAAGATCGCAACAGTCACTTGAGGTAGGTCAATGTCACCTTTCGAAAGCGTTCCGCAGACACCCGCCCCCGCTCCGGCCCCGGCCGAAGACCCCGGCTGGTTCGGAGGTGAGAGCGCCAGCTCGCAGCTTCAGAAGGCCGCGATGATCGCGCTCGGCCTCGGCGCGGCCGGTCCGGTGATGAAGGGTATCAGCAAGCTCTCGAGCCCGTTCTCGAAGGTCGCGGCGGGCGGCGCGCTCGGTGCAGGTGCCGGTGCATTGATGATGCCGGAGGAAGCTGCCGCCGATCCGGCTGCCGCGAGCGATCCCGACGTCATGATGTTCCAGCAGCTTCAGGGTGACCTCCAGTCCACTCGCGAGAAGCTCGATCAGCAGACGAACGGCGTGAAGGACCCGACGTCCGGCAAGTGGGTCGTGCGTCCCGGCAAGGGGCCGGACTATGATGACCTCAAGGCGCGCGAGGGGTCGCTTGACGCACAGCTTCAGGAGATCAGCGCTCGCATCTCAAGCAAGAGCCAATTCCAGCAGGATGAGGCGAAAGCGCAGCGGCTCGCCGATCACCAGTCAGAAACGAACGCGTGGCGCTTCGGTGGCCTCGGGGCGGGCGCTGCCGGCGGTGCGACGCTCTCGGGTCTCGCTGCGATTCTGTCGCGTGGCCGAGCCGGAAAGTTTTCGAACGTCGCTGGCAAGATCGGCGAGACGATGAAAACCGTCCCTGAGGGCGAGATGGTCGCCGGCACGAAGGCCGGTGACGAGCTGATGGGCTTGGTCGACGAGGCGCATACGCTGCGCGGTCAGGCCGCGCCGTTCTCGAAGATCGACGAAGCGCCGAAGTCGGGCATGCTCAGCAAAGCCGAGCCGCGCTTCAAGCCGGAGACGTCGAAGAGCCAGGGCATGGGCGACACCTTTGAGAAGCCGATGACGTTCGGCGCGGCCGAGTGGGCACTCCCCGGCGCTGGTCTCGCCGACTTCGCCGGCATGCAGGCGATGAAGCTCACGACCGACGATGAGGATCAGCAGAAGCTTTATGACGATGCTGGGCAGGCCGGGCTCGGTTTTGCAGCGGGCTCGAAACTCGGTCGCCTCTTGACGAAGCAGGCGACGCCCTGGGCGGCTGCGAGCCAGCTCAAGGGCGGTGAGGCCGCTGCGGTGAAGACCGCCCGCTCACGGGCCGTCCGCGACACGCAGAACGCTGGTCCGAATTTCCAGAGCAAGGCTCCCGCTGGGTCGGCCGCGCCGACGCCCGCCGTGGCCAATAAGGCGCCCAACAAGCAGAGCAAGGCTGACCGGATCAGGCTCCTGCAGGATGGTCGCGTCGCGCGCGGCGCGCACAATCAGGCGCTTAGCGATGAGAAGGTCGCTCAGCGCATCTCAGCGCTCGCAGGAGAGGGCAAGACGGCTCGGCAGGCCAAGGCAGCCATTAAGGCCGAGCTGGGCGTGGAGGTGCCCTTCAGGACGTTTGATCGGCATTATCGCCGGGCCGGCGCGGCAGTGAGCAAGAGCGCGCGGGAGGCGAGCGAGCTGTCCATTGCGCGGGCGGTCGCTGAGCAGGGCCAGCGCGGAGGGTTCGAGATCAGCAAGCTCGCCGGAAATACGTCGTCAGCGGGCTACCGGAGCGCCATCCAGTCGGCCTTGGGTGCCCTGAAGCAGAATCCTGAGTTCGCGAAGATGTCTGACCAGGACCTCGTGAAGGTCATTCGCCGGACAGCGCGGCAGCTCTCGCGTCAGTAAGAGAGCCAGATTGTGAGCGGGATGACGAACATCAGAGCGAAGCAACCGGCGGTGACGCAGCCGACGATGCGATTCCAGCGTGCATCGGTGAAGGCGCGGCGGATGTTGTCGCGGTAGTCCATCGCGCCGGTGAAATCGAGTTCTGACATGGCTCGAGCGTAGTTCGCCAGCTCCGCACCCTGCGGCCCCGCGCCCCAGCGTTCGGCTGAGCGCGCGAGCTTTGCGGTCTCGCTCATGAGCGTGCGCTGAAAGTCGCGCTCGAGCACGGAATCCTGGAAGCGGTCGGGCAATTTTTGATCCATCAAGCGGCCTTTGGCACCTCAGCCCACATAAACCCATTCCAGCGAACGTGACGACGGGCGTCCGAGCCCGCATTCAACACGAGGTAGCGGTTAGGGCCAAGCGATGTCACGCGTTCCCATGCATCTTCGATTGCGGCCCGAGGAGTGTCCCCATCCCCGCTCACCATCGTCAGCACACCATCCCCGCCGATCTCGATAGAGCCAAGTGTGACGTACCAGCTTCCCGGCTTGCGCATGAAGACGGCGCAATCACTGCTTAGCGGCGACAGGCTTTTGAGCGCGGCGAATTTCTGTTCCCAGTCCATGATTCCCTACTTCGCCTTCGGCTTGCCGAATGATTCGACAAACTTCCCCGTGTCATCGAACAGCTCGACGGTGTCGTAGCCGTGTACAGTGAGTTGGTTGCGCGCGTGCTGCTTCGCTTTTTCGACAGTATCAGCACGCCACGGCGCGCTCATGGGCTTGCGCCCCTCTTTCGAGAAAATCAACCTGAAGATCGGCATGACGGGGGTTTCCTTTACTCTCGGCCGCTGTACTGAAATTCGCACGCGGCGGCTATTTTCGGCTGAAGCGCGGACCCGTCCTTTAGGACGCGGCCGAAGTGGTTCGTGACGTACCATCCGCCATCAGGCTTGCGGTTCGCCGTGTACCACTTCGGAATGCGGATGCTGTTCCGCTCCGGGGTCACTTGATAGTACCCCATGCCGAAACGCTCGATTTTAAATCCGCGATACGGGTTCTTCATGATCCCGGGCCTCACTTTGAGTTTTCGAGCGCAATCATCCGCGCGTCATAGCCACAGTCGTTGCACTCCCAACCCGTATCAAGCGACCCACGGCATCGCGGACACTTGTCTTTGGACACCATTTCCTTCTCGTAACTCGTCGTAGGCTGGTCGATCATTGCATTCCTCACTGAACGTTTAGCCCGTACTTGGCGGCCCACTTGCGAAGGCCGTCGCTTGAGCGGCCCGTTACTCCGACTGGAGCCGCCTCAGCGAATTCGAGAACAAGTAGCGGCTTCCACTGCCCCTTAGGGGTCGCCGTCTTGACCATCCGCGCAGCCACTGGGGCTGTGTTGCTGACGATCTTGGCAGCTATGTTCTGCGGAAGGGTCTGCATTGTCCGTCTCCGTTGTTCGATAAACCCAATCTAGCGAGTCTGAACCGCCGTGTCAATACGTGTCTTGACACTTGCATACAAATCTGTACTATGTCACTCCATGACCACAATGGCCCGACTCAAAAAGATGACTTCGCTTGCGCTCGATCCCGAGTTGCTGGCGAGACTGGATAAGTGGATCGCGTCGCAGGACGTGCGGCCATCGAAAACGGCTGTGCACGAGGCTGCGCTTCGGGAATTTCTCGATAAGCGCGAGACTAAGAAGCGCTAGCTTAAACTAAGGAAAGTCCTGTGCAGGCAACTTAACTTTCAGGTTTGCAGAATGAAGAGAGTTAAACAGGACCCTGTCAGCAACAACCGCCTTGTCGGTTATGCCCGCGTCTCCACGGCTGAGCAAAACGTGGATGCCCAGTTAGAGGCTCTGCGGGCAGCCGGGGTCATGGAAGACAACCTGTATTATGAGACGGGCTCAGCAGTGAAGCGAAGCCGCCCAAAGCTCAATCTTGCTCTGATGGACGCTCGCGAAGGTGACACCTTCGTCGTCTACAAGCTCGACCGCCTAGGTCGGTCCATGCGTGATCTGCTCACGAAGATGGAAGACCTTGAGAAGCGGGGAATCAAATTCAAGTCGCTGACTGAGGGCATCGATACGACGACACCCGTTGGCCGTCTCGCCTTCCACATGATCGGAGCACTGGCTCAGTTCGAGCGTGACTTGATCGTGGAGCGAACCAAATTCGGCGTTGCCGCTGCAAAGCGCCGTGGTGTTCCGATTGGTGCTCCCCGCAAGATGACGCCTGGGAAGGTAGCAAAAGCCGAAAAGCACCTGAAGGACGGCAAGTCCGTTGCTTGGACCGCTGGCGCGTTGGGCGTCACTCAGCCGACGATCTATGCAAACGTTTCACCGAAATTGATCCGCAAGTGGAAGCGGAAGAAAACATAAGGAGCGCCGACGTGACCCGTGTAGCCGAGCTGTCCGAAAACTGGCTTGAAGACGAGATTGAAGCGAGCGTCCCAAAATGCCGTTTCGGGTGTGACGACGCTATCGGCATCTACCACATACCCAAAGGCTGTCACTGCTGGCCTGATCCGGTGCAAGCGCTTTGCATTCAGCACTTCATAAAAGCAGAAAGCACGGGACCGATTACCCTCATGATGGCGCTCACGCAGGACGCGCCGTTCTCAAAGTAAGGAGCGCCCCGTGGCTGGTTGGAACACTAACGCTCAAGAATTCGCGAACGCGATAGTCGAATTTGAAGCCGCGCTGCCGGGCTTCTGGTGGTCCGTAGGGCAATGCTCCGTTGGCGCCCACGCGTCGTGCGCGCCGGACGGAAAAGGGTGCCAAGCTGAGTTAGCCGAGAGTGCAAAATTTGGAGAACCGCTTGACAGCGGCTTTCACTGCGACACAGACGGCGGCTCGCCCGCCGATGCGTTACGCGACGTGATGCAGCAGGCGCTTGAGTATTTGCAGAACTACAAAGCAGCATAAGGAGCCCGTCGTGACCGTCACTCGTGAGGAAGTTTGGGAAGCGCAGGCGGAAGTGAACCGCCTGTATGAAGCCCTTAAAATCGCGCTTGAGAAGCGTGACCGGTTAGTGGCTGCTCGCTACCCCAAAGGGAGCCGGACCATTGTAATTCGGGAAGAGCCGGATTGTGCAATATCAGACCTCCGAGCGGAAGAACAGAATCTTTCGAGGGCGTCGGATCATTCAAACTAAGGAGCACAATGCCGTGCCGTTCGGAGACGAAATCGGAGAGATCGCGAAACGCCGCGCCGCAGCGTGCGAGCGACTGGAAAAGGCGCTAGCGCACAAGACGCGGCTTGAGCTACTGGCCATCATAACCGGATGGATGTCGGTAGAAGATTTAGAGAAGTTAGCAGAATTCCAAGACAGAGAGTAAGGAGCCGCCATGCGACGCAGGTTCAAGAGCCTAGAGATGGACGTCGAGTACCGCCGCTTCGCACTCGATGGGAAGGGCGGCGTGTCGCTATCCATTCCAGGTTTCGCGGACTTCCGTCTGACGATGACGCTTGAGGACGCTGAGACGCTTGGCGACGCGTTGATCGCGTGCGTTCGTGGCGCAGAAAAGAAGTTAGACTCAAATCCTAGATAAGGAGCCGTGACGTGTCCGACGAAATGCGATGGATAGTTTCGGGCGTAATTCTGCTTGTGGGGCTTGTGAACTTCCTACTCGCGCTCCAAACGCGTCGGCGTGTTCTCGATGAGCGCAAGCGAGAATTAAACCGTCGTGACCCACTTGGACGCCCCTATCACGACAACACGTATTCTTGGTCTAGAGAGCATTCGAGATAAAGGAGCCGCTATGCGAATCCATTGGCGCAAGGTGCTTTGGGTTTATCGCTCTGCCGATGACGGATGGTGCGTGTTCATTTTCAAGCGCGGCTACCATGTGACGCCGATCTCGAACAATGATCGGCGCGTTCTTCTCGATTTTGATTACTGATAAAGGAGCGGCCGATGGCCATCGACCTGACCGGCGCACGTGTAGAGAGCAGCTCTTTCTTTGCCTCTCAGTTTCCCGCTGCAATTGAAAGCAACGGAGGCAAGCCGCTATCGGGCGTCGTCCGTCGCGTTACCAAGGGCGGCCTCTGTGTGGTGAAGTGGAAAAACTATCTCAGCGAGCACACCCTTCACCCTGAACACCTCAAGCGAATTTAAGGAGCCGCGATGAAACGCCCTTCGGAAAAAGAGCTTGCTGCTTTCCAGAGAAAAAACCGTCGCCGTCTCGGAACGGGTGCTCAGGCTATCGCTTACGCGATTGACCACGAGGATGACCATTACGACCGTCTTAATTTTCTGAAGGCGTGGCAGGACGGAAGCCTTGCAGACGACAATACCGAGTGGCCGGAGTACCAGACATGGCTTCGCGGCCAGCGCAAAAAAGCAGCTTAAAAGGAGACAGAAAACGACTTGTCACGCAGGGCGAATACGGTGATGACCGTCCTGCCCACACCACTACCGGGCATCAGCTCCTCCAATTCAGTTAGAGAGAGGAACGATGCTCACAGACTTCATCGAGGATGTCCTCAAGGACATCGACAAGCAGACGCAGACGCTGATGACTTCACTCATCGCGGCTGACGGAAATTCTCGGCACGATCTCATTCGCGGTCGCATCACCGGCCTGTCCGATGCGAAAGACGCCATGCAGAAGCTGGCTCGCGAATACAACGCCGTTGAGAACGTGCAGCCGGTCGAGCAAGTCTCGCAGCGCGTCGCATCGTTCCGCGCGCACCGCAGGGGGCTCTAATGCACCTGCCGGGAAACTCAGAATTCGACGATAAAATCGCCCTGGCGGACATTGACAGCCCGCTTCCTCAGGGCATCCCGATGCCTCCGCTCTGGAAGCTCGCGGTCATCCCCGTTCGCCTGCGCAAAATGTCGAAGGGCGGCATTATCCTCACCGATGACAGCGCCACGGCGGCGCTCTGGCATCATCAGCTCTTCAAGATCGCAGCCATCGGGTCGCAGGTCTACAAGGGCAAGGCTTACGAAAGCTATGACCTCGCCGAGGATGACTATCCGAAGGTGGGTGAGCTGTGGCTGGTCGATCCGAAGCAGCCGCGTCGTTACGAATTCAGGGGCACCACCATCGTCATCATCAACGACGATCAGCTCCTGTCTCGCGTCGACCCGGCAATGACCGAGCACCTGAAGTTCAACGGGCTTGAGCTTTAAGCGCACCGAGAGAGGATCGAAGAATGACCGCAGTTGCTTCACACACGAAAGGGCCGGCCGGGCATCAGCATCGCCGTCCTCCGCACAAGGCAATGCTTGTGCCTCGCTCTGAGATGACCGAGTCCGGAACCATTCGCTGGTTCGATGGCTCGCGTCACTACGGCTTTATCATTCCTGACGATCACGACAGCGCGGACGTGTTCCTGCATGAGTCCGTGCTCAAGAAATATCGCATCCGACCGGACCTCGTCGATAAGGACGTTCGCGTCTTCTACAAGGTCCGGATTCAGTCGAACGGGAAGCCTGAAGCCATCGCTCTAGCGTTGGATCAGTAACCACGGACTAGGCCTTTGCGGTCGTTGTTGTTCCACCTCCGATGTTTCCAGAGGGACAGCAACGATGCACGGCGAAGACGAAGAAGATTTTGATGTGGGCTTTGAGCCCGGCGCGCTCGAGGACGATGCTCCCGGCACGCAAGACGCTCCACTCGAGGATGTCGAGACTGAGCAGGCGCTCGCTGAGGGCATGCCGCCCGACCTCGAAGAGGAAGGCGAAGGCGAAGACGACAACGATGAAGCTGATGCCGGCGACGAGGACACTGCAGCGGATGACGCTGCGGCGGACGCGAATGCTCGCCTGCAGGCAGCAGAGGAGCGCGCACTAACCGCTGAGGTGCAGAGCATCCAGCAGGAAGGCCGCGCGGCCATCGCCTTTGTCGAGCAGCAGATGAACGCCTCGAAGGTGGCGCTTGATGCTCTCGACGACAAAATCTCGAATGCGACCGCGCTCCTCGCCAAGGCGAAGGATGAGGGCGACACCACTGCCGAAATCGCCATCGAGCGCAAGCTGCGCGAGATGTACGAGCTGAAAGACGGCATCGGCAAGGCTCGCGCCGAGATGCCGACGAAGGATCAGATCATCGCTCATACGAATGAGCAGGTGAATGCCCACGTCAGCAAGGTGCGCTCGACTCGCCCGTCGACTAGCAAGGATGTCGGAGTCGGCATTCGCGCGAACGTTCCGCTCGCCGAGAAATGGGCATCATCCAACTCGTGGATGAAGACCAACAAGGCCGCGAACGACTTCGTTGTGAAGGCGTCCGAAGAGCTGGTCAAAGAGAAGTGGGACATGAACACGCCCGGCTTTTACGCCGAGCTGACGCGCCGCACAGCGCGAGCATTCCCAAATCTCCAGGTTAAGGCGCTCCAGGCAGCCAAGCGCGCCGCCGGCAAGGCGTCTGTGAAGACACCCGTTGCTCCTGGGCGATCCTCGAGCGGCGGCGCGGTGCGCAAGGCGCCGCCCAACAAGCTCTCGAAGTACAAGCTCAGCACAGCCGACGTCGCGGCCATGCGCCGTCACAATCTCAATCCGCTCGATCCCCTTGCGCGCCGCGAGTTCGCTCGCAGCCGCATCGAGAGCGCACGCCGCAACGCCTAAGAGGGAAGTGAACTATGGCACGTGTCTATAGCAAAATCGAACGGGACAGCGGCGGCATCGACGTCATCGAGCGCAATCGTCCCGCCGTCGTTCGTCAGTCAGTCCATGAGTCTCGCGACGCTGAGGCTGATCGCGGCGAAGTTCGCCTTGACGTACAGCCGAAGAAGTGGATCGACGCCACATCGCTCGATGCACCTGAGCCGCGTGTCGGCTTCGTGCAGAAGTGGATCGCAGACGGCTCGGTCAACAACGAACAGCGCGACGCATCGCACTGGATGAAGAAGCGGCGTGAAGGCTGGTCGCCTCGCGATCCGTCGACCGTGCCTGCGAGCGAGCGCCTTCTCTATCCGACTGAGAAATCATCTCACGGTGAGGACATCATTCGTGTCGCGGGGCTCGTGCTCTGCGAGATGCCGAGACAGGTCGCCATGCAGCGTCTTCACGCTGTGCGCGACCGTTCAAACCATCAGTACGCCAGCGTCCCCGAGTCGCTGCAGGAGCTGAGGTCGAGAGAGAGGATGCCGGGTGTTGGTCCCATCGAGGTAACCGATGGCGAGAATTCACTGCGCGGGCGCAGGTCCGCGACAATGGTCGACTAAACGGAGCATCACATCATGAACGCTAACGCACCGTTCGGCTTTCGCCCCGCTCGCCATGTGAGCGCTCTGGGGCATTCGCTGGGCAAATACACTATCGCCTCCGGCCTCGCCGAGGACATCGCCATCGGCGACCTCGTTAAGTCGGATGGCAACGGCGGCATCCGCAAGGCTGCTGCAGGAGATGCATTCCTGGGCTCGTTCCAGGGCTACCACATCGATGTTCAGAGCTTGGACGGCGCGAGCTATGCCGGCGCAAGCGATGGCACGATCCCCTTCGGACAGGTGTGGAAGTCGGGAACGACTTATCCCGCCGGAGCCTCCGTCGTCGCGCTTGTGCACGATGATCCGGGCGAGACCTTCAAGGTGCAGTCGTCGGTGGCGATCACTGCCGCTGACATCGGCTCGCTCGTCAATCTCGCCGACGCCACGCCGGACCTCTTCATGAAGGCCTCGCGTCAGACCGTCGACAAGACGGGAGGTGCGCCCTCGCAGTTCCGCATCGAACGCATCCTGCAAGAGCCGGTGCGCCTCGCTGACGCGAACAACAACACCCTCGGCTTCGGCCTCTCAGGGACTGGCAACTACGCCATCCTCGAGGTCAAGGCGATGAAACACGAACGTGGCGGTGCCGCCATGGGCGTGGCCGTCTAATCGCAGCCCGGAACAGCACGAGAAAAGGAGAGCAGTACCATGGTTATGACTCGCGCGCAGTTCAGCCGCGACTTGCAGGACGGCATCAATGCCCATTTCGGCATGGCCTACAAGAAGCACGATGAAGAGTGGTCTCAGATTTTCGAAAAGAAGACTGAGGGCAAGCGTGCTTACATCGAGCAGGTTCTTCGCGTTGGTCTCGGTGAGGCTGCCGAGAAGGGCGAAGGCGGCGTCATTCAGTTCGACGCTGGTGCCGAGGGCTGGGTGAACCGTGTCAACTTCCACACGTTCGCCCTCGCGTTCGCCATCACGGAAGAGGCCATCGACGACAACTTGTACGCCGACCTCGGTGAGGTCTACGGCAAGGAGCTGGCGAAGGCCCTGCAGCACGCCAAAGAGGTGCGGTGCGCCCGCATCATCAACGAGGCATTCAACGCCAACTACACCGGCGGCGACGGCAAAGCGCTCTGCGCTCCCGATCACCCTCTGTGGGCTGGCGGCTTCTATTCGAACAAGCTGCAGACTTCTGCAGACCTGTCCGAAGAGGCGCTCGAGGATGCTCTCATCCAGCTCGGCGGCTACGTCAACGACCGCAATCGCCCGATTGTCGTCAAGGCAAAGAAGCTCATCCTTCCGCGCCAGCAGGTGTTCCGCGCAGACCGCATCCTGAAGACGGACAAGCGCGTCGGCACGAACCTGAACGACATCAACGCGATCAAGGCCGGGAAGTACCTGCCCGAAGACTACGTCGTGAACCACTATCTCGTCGATCCTGACGCGTGGTTCATCCAGACTGACGTCGAGCTGGGGCTGCAATACTTCCAGCGTAAGGGCGTGAAGCGCGGCATGGAGACGGACTTCCGTACCGGCAACATGATGTACAAGGCTCAGGAACGCTGGGGCGCCGGCTGGACTGATCCTCGCTGCATCCTCGGCTCGGATGGGTCCCCCATTTAAGCTGAGTGTCTGTTTCTAATTGACTGAAGGGCGTGTCATGCAGACGTTGACGCAAGGTGAGCTGATTGATGAGGCGGCGGAAAATGCCGGTCTCGATCCTTCGGCGCTCACCGCGCGACATCTCGCGAGCATGACACGCTCTTTGTTTCTCGTTTTCACGGCCATCGAGAATGAGGGCGCAAAGCCCGAATATCGCGTCGACACGACAACCTTCACGCTGCAGGCCGGCCAGGGCGCCATCATCCTCCCTGAAGACACCGTCGACGTCACCGAAGTCGCCTTCGATGATGCTGCGAGTGGCGTCCTGCAGAACATGCCGCTCTCGCGCACGAACCGCAGCACGTGGCTGATGATGCCTGACACTCAGATGGCATCTCGCCCCACTGCATACTTCGTCTCGAAATCACTGCCGGCCGAGATGAGCCTCTATGGCCTCCCCGATCCCGGCGGCGTCGCTGATCGACGTCTTCTGGTCCTCTATCCGCGCAACGCTCGAGCGGGCGCAAGGGTCACGGTCAATCGGCTCCGATACATCGGCATGCCGTCCAATCTCGCGAGCGACATCGACGCGCGCCGCAACTGGATCGATACAATCCAGTTCGGACTGGCTGCGCGCACAGCGCTCAAATTCAACGAAGAAAAATACGACAAGCTTGAGGGCATTTTCCAATCGATGCTCGCCAAGCGCATGCAGAGCGAAGACCGCTCACCTACCTTCGTCGGCTTCCGTGGTCACGGCTGGTCACGGAGGCGTCGCCACTAATGAGCAGAAGCATCCGAAATGGCGTCGCATACGACCAGCGCACCGGCTTCAAGGTGCGAGGTCATCGGCTGCGTGAAGACGGCGAGACCGGCCATCTCACGACCGATCCCGACATCAAGCACGAGCAGAGCTACGTCCGCACGCCGACGCCGGACGGAGTGAGCTACCGCCAAGGGCCGGCGCCGCAGCATTCTATTCCGAGCAACACATATCTGAAGCCGTTCATGGACCCGGTGACGATGAAGCATGTGCCGATGCCGTGCCTGTCGCTCTCCCTGCCGCCGTCCTTCATTACGGGAGATGAGTGATGGGCTACCAGACAACCTTCTCGAGCCTGCGCGCCGAGGTCATCAACATCGTCGACTCCGACAACCCGGAATTCCTGCAATACCTCGACCGCATCATCGCTCGCGCGCACGACAACGTGCAGCGCGATCTCGATCTCACGATGTGGCGAACGTTCCCGACGATCACGGTCAACGCTGGCGTCGCGACGTTCCCGCGAGACCCATCGTGGCTGCGGCTTGTCGGCGGTTACATCATCGCCAGCGGGAAGCCGGTAGAAAAGCGCTCGCTCGATTATCTTCGCGCCTACGGCGACGGCCAGGGCGTGCCGAGATGCTTCGCTGAGCGCAATGAGGCGACCTATCAGCTCGCCCCGATTCCGAGCGTAAACACGACGCTCGAGTTGGAAGTGCTGACGCGATTGCCGACGCTCAACAACGAAGCTCCGACAAGCTGGATCACCCAAAACGCGGCCGATCTCTTGCTGCTCCAAACGCTCATCGGATCAGAGCTTTATCTTCTCGGCACCGAGCGCGTCGTGACGTTCAAGGAGCTGTATCAAATTCAGCTCGCGTCCGCTGTGAGCGAGCTGAAGGGGTCGGCGCGTCCGGAATACACGCCTGTACGCGCGGCGCCGAAGCCTAAGCTGGAGGCTGCATAATGATGGTCTTCACGAAGAGCTTCTCGCTCGAGATGTTTCACGGCATCCACGATTTTCGCACCGACGAAATCCGCATGGCCCTCTACGAGGGTGACGCGCCTCTCGACGCTGACACCACCGAATACACAGTCGACGGCGAAATCGTCGGGACTGGATACGACGCGGGTGGCGCTGCCGTCTTCGTCACCGAAGGCTATCCGCAACTCGTCGAGGGATGCGGCGCCGTGCGATTTGATCGCGCGCAATGGCCGTTCGGCTCGACGTTCAGCTATCGCAAGCTGCTCATCTACAACGCATCGAAAGATGGCCGCGCGATTTTCGTTGCCGACCTTTCCATTGATCGCGGCCCTGAGAACGCTTCGCATTTCATTGAGATGCCCCAGTCCGCAAGGCCACTTCTCTTCATGAATAGGGGCGTCGCATGAGCACGATTTCATCGCTGCTAAAAACGGAGCGGCCTGATGACGGTGAGTATCGCGGCCTCTGGGGTCCGCCGATGCGTGCGATCTTGGACCGTCTCGAGGAGGCGATTGCCGGCACAACGATCATCAACTCGACCGGCGGCACAGAGATTCTCGACGACGACGCGTCAATCGCCAATGAATCGCGCTCATCGCTGATCTACGTGACCGGCGCGCTCGCATCCGAGTTGACGATCATCGTGCCGAACCGCTCGAAAGAGTACGCGGTCATCAACGCCACTTCGAGCGGTGCATTTGGCGTGTACGTGCAGGCGGCAGACGGTGATCCCGTGGCCGTCTTTCGTGGTCACGGCGCCGTGCTGCGCGCGACGGCAGCAAAGAACGTCTACTTCATCGGCCCGCAGGTGGCCATGGGCACGGGTCGCATTCATGCGAGCATGATCCCCGATGGGTCCATCGAGGCCGCAAAGCTCGCAAGCGGTGTTCAGGCGAACATCACAGCAGGCGTGCAGGGCGCAGCGAAGACCGGCGACGTCAAATTCAAGATGACGAGCGTTGTCGATGCCGGCTGGCTGTGGATGGACGGCAAAACCATCGGAAACGCAGCCTCGGGCGCGACATCGCGAGCCAACGCTGACACCTGGGAGCTTTTTCTTCATCTCTACAAGGACCAGGACAATACTCTGCTGCCGATCCAAGCAAGCAACGGCTCGGCGTCCGTTCGCACGACAACGGGCACGCCTGACGAGAACGCGCTCACTGACTTCAATCTCAACAAGCGTCTGCCGCTTCCGTTTGCCAACGGCTGCAACTTCGCAGCCCTCGACAATATGGGCGGCACATCGCGCAATCTCGTGACTGCAGCCCAAGCCGATGTGCTCGGGGGTCGCGTCGGCGCTGAGACGGTTCCGATCCTTCGGGCGAATTTGCCTGCCGTTAACATGACCGGCTCTGCGACGGATGTGGCTGATCATCGTCACCATGGCCTCGTTGGCTTGACCGCGTCAGAAAGCGGCGGCAACCCGGTAACCTCTTCTACGCAAGGAACGCGCGCAGCAGTGTCGGGCGCCAACTCGCAAAACTACGAGGTGAAGGCAACGAACAGTGAAGCAAACGTAGCGCGCACCTCGCTCGCAGGCGGCCATGGTCACGTAACGAACACGGCTCTCGGCGGTAGCGACACACCTCTCAATAAGATGCCGCCGACGATGTTCGGTTACGTACTGATCAAGCTGTAACGGGAGACGAGGCATGGCTTTTCGCCCCGTACCGATCACACTGAAGCCCGGCATCGTCCGCAACTCATCTCCTTATGCGGTCAAGGATCGCTATTGGGACAGCCAATTCGTGCATTTCTACAAGGACATGCCGAAGCGGTGGGGCGGCTGGGTCAAGCTCACCACCGAACAACTCGATGGGCCGTGTCGCGGAACGCTCGCATGGCGAACGAACGACGGCGCTCGATTGATGGCTTTCGGGACGACCGACAAGCTCTGGATTTTGCGCGACGGCGAGCTTTTTGACATCACGCCCGTTGGCTTCGCGCCCGGCGACGACGCCGCTCTCGGTGATCTTGCCTGGGGCGAGGGCGCCTGGGGCGAAGAAGGCTTCGGAGGCATCAACCCACTCGCAGCCTATGGCGTCTCTATCCCGCCGACCTGGACGCTCGCCAAGTGGGGTCAGGACCTCCTAGCAGTGCGCGCCGGAGGTCTGCTCTATCATTGGGTTTACGATTCCGACATCACGAACATCGCGGAAGTCGTTCCGGATGCACCGTCAATCTGCCTTGGCGTCTTCGTGACTGGCGAGCGCCATGCTGTCGTCTACGGCACTGACATCGACCCGGTGCAGCTCAAATGGCCCAATCGCGAAGGCCTGACTGACTGGGTGCCCACAGCGGAGAACACCGCAGGCGATCTCCTTCTCGACGACGGCAACCTCTTGCGGGCAACGCTGCCGATCTTCGGCGGCCAGCTCATGCTGACTGACATCTCGGCGTACACGTGGCGCTTCATCGGCGGTGACTTCGTGTTCTCGAAAGAGCGCGTTGCCGGTAACTGCGGCATCATCGGATCGAACGCCGGCACGGAGTTGAACGGCACCGCGATCTGGATGGGTGCCAACAAATTTTTCCGCTACAACGGCACGGTGCAGGAAGTCGAGTGTGACGTCCTGAGCTACATCTTCGAGAACATCAACCGCAATCAGGCGTGGAAAGTCTATTGCGGCAAGAACGACGAGTATAACGAGGTCATTTGGCTCTATCCCGACAAGTCGTCCGAAGAGCCAAATCGATATGTCACTTACGACGGCAAAAACTGGACCATCGGCGCGCTGTCCCGCACATGCTGGACCGATGAAAGCGTGTTCGTTTCGAAACCCATCGCGACATCGCTGGATGGCACGATCTATCAGCATGAGACAGGAAATACGGCAGACGGCCAGCCGCTCACATACCGCCTGAAGACTGGCGACCTCACGTTCTTCAATGAGGAGACGCCGGACGCGAAAGAGCAGTTTACAGCGATCCGAAAGGTGGTTCTCGACTACCGCGACATCTCTGGAGACCATAGCCTCACAATCGAAACGAGGCGTCGACCTCGCGATGCACCTCGCGTCAAGGGGCCGTATAACTTCAGCTCCCTCAACACTGACATCAATCCGCGCGCTCGCGGCATGACGATGGCATTCGAGTTCGCCGGCAGCGGTCCATTCACGATGGGCAACATCGTTGCGCACGTGAAGCCTGATGGATTTGCGTGATGAAGGCGGGTGGCCTCCATAACCTGCCTCAGGCGCCGCCAACATATAGCGCGGACAACGAGCAGCGAACGCGCAGCGCGATCCTGGCGGCCTTCAAGGACGTCGAGCGCGACATCGCCAGTATCGACCGAAGCGGAAGCGGGGGCGGGGGTGACCTTGTCGATGGCGACTATGGCGATGTCACCGTCTCAGACGGTGGCGAAACTATTTCCATCAACGACGGGGCTGTAACAGCGGAGAAAATTTCGGACGAAGCGATCTCCGAAACAAAGATCGCGGACGGAGCGGTGACTAACGCCAAGCTCGCCACAATGATCGAGGCCACAATCAAGGGCAGAAACTCAGGAAGCGGCGACGGCGAGCCTCAGGACCTAACAATCGATGAGGTAAGGGAGCTTCTGGGTGGAGCGCCGTTGCCGACGATGCAAGTTTTCAGCTCGTCCGCTACGTGGACCAAGCCGAGCGGCTGCCGCTTCATCCGAGTCACGGGCGTCGGCCCCGGCGGGGGAGGGGCGGGAGGTAACGCGCCGTCAGGTCAAATCTCTGCGGGAGGCGCTGGTGGCTCTGGAACCTGGGCGACGAAATTAATCGATGTTTCGGCGATTGCCTCTGTTGATGTGACCATCGGCGCACGCGGACTCGGCGGCGTCGGGCAAAACAATGGCACCGATGGGGGTGACACCTCGTTCGGATCACACTTGATTCTCCCAGGCGGAAAGGCAGGGCAAGCACAAGCTCCGGGCACTTCAGTGGCGGCTTCAAATTTAGCGGGACATGCCGACCCGGCGACGGGTGCAGATTATCAGATCAGAGGCGCAACTGGCTCTCGAGGATTCCGCCTATCAGGCACGCTTGCGAGCGGAAGCCAGGGCGGCAGCAATCCTTGGGGAAGTGGCGGCGTCCCAACTGGCATAGGTCTCGGCGGTGTTTCTCCGGTCGGGTACGGCGCTGGCGGCGGTGGCGTCCTTAGTAATGGCGTCTCACGGGACGGCGCCGCAGGCGGTCTTAGCTTCATGATCGTTGAGGAGTTCTATTAGTGAACACGCGCAAGCCGATCATCGATGCGACTGGGTTGGTCGTGAATGTCATCGAGGTCACTGATGACTCCCAATGGAATCCGCCAGAGGGACTTTCTTTCGGTCCCGTAGGTGGCGAGCGAGGAGACGTTTGGGATGGGGCTTCGTATCGAAAACCGGAGCAAGTAGCTCCTCCGCTAACACAGCAAGATTATTCCGATGCTGTGCAGGCGCACGTTGACAAAGTTGCTCGCGAAAAAAATTACCGAGATGGCTTTGCCCTAGCGAGCTACGCGAGCAGCTTCGTGAGTGCGTGGGCACTGGAAGCGCAAGCCTTTATCCGGTGGCGAGATGCAGTCTGGCTCTTTGTTTATGAAGAGTTCGACAAAGTTTTGCGCGGTGATCGTGAGCAGCCCAGCGTTGAGCAGCTCATTGCCGATCTGCCGATGATCGAGTGGCCCGAAGCCTGAAGACATTCGGAACGAATACGACTACCTGACCAAGATCGATAAAGGAGCGCGTAGAATGTTCGATCCCTCAAAGCTCATGGAGCTTGTTCAGCAATCGCAAAAGGTCGGCGCTCCTAGCCTTCCGTGGAACAAGGGCGGCGAATCCGGCGGCCTGCCATCAGGCTCCGCAATCGAGCCTTTCGACGTCGCGAAATCATTCACTCAGGGCGGTGCCGGAAGCGGCTTCGGTGCCATGGGTGCGAACCTTCAGAACCACCTCGCGACGCAGGGTGGTGAAGATTTCAAAAACATGATGACCGGCCCTGGAATGGCAGCAGGCGCTCCTCCTCCGGCTCCCGGCGGTGCGCCGGCCCCGCAACCGATGCAACCAAACCCCGCAGCGATTGCAGCTTTGCAACCGCAGTCCCCTTTCACGAGCGTATCGAGTAACCCCGGCGGCGCACCCGGCGGGATGCCTGGACAGATGCCGCAGCAGATGCGGCGCAGCGGCCCGATCTTTAACGGGTAACGCAAGAGCAAGAGAGAGAAGATCGATGAACAAAATTCGCTTGGCAAATTTTAACGACATCGGCCCGGTTGTCGCGCTCGGTCAGGAGGCGGTGACGAGCGGGGCCTGGGGTGCGGTGCCTTTCGATCTCGCACACACGATTTGCATGACGACGATGGCTATCAAGCAGGGAATGGTGATCGTTGCTGAGCATCCTGAGGATGGCGTGATCGGCTTCACGTATCTCCGTATTCAGGATTGGGCCTGGGCGCCGGGGTCGAAGTTTGTCGAGGCAATCTGCACGTATGTCGAGCCGAGCCACCGCAGCGAAAAGGCTCGCATCAACGACGATGGGCCGGATGCGATCGTTGCCGCCGCGCTGATCGGAGCTGCGAAACTGGCATGCGAGAGCGCTGGCTTGCCGTGCCTGTTCTCGATGGTCTTCGGTGACCACGTCGAGAAGCGCGACCGCTTCATCGAGAGCTGCGGCCTTGAGTATGCGGGCGGCAATTTCTTGTTTGTTCCCGGCAAAGCGGCATCCGCAAAGGAAGCCGCGTAACATAGCAGGAGTGCTCCGTGAGCAAGAGCGGCGGGTCGTCTACGCAGACTGTTGAGCAGAAGCAGTCGCCTCAGCAGCAGGCGCTGACGAATTCGCTCATGCAGAAGTACATGCCGGGCGGCAAGCTCGTCAGCAAGGGTAAGGACGGGACCGTCTACCAGGGCGGCACCTTCCAAGATAAGCCCACCTTCTCGCAAGCTCAAATCCAGGCGGCCGGCAACGAGAAAGTTGCCGGCTTCAATAGCGATCAGCTCCGGGCATTTCAGGAAACGCGTGACAGCGCGTTCTCCCATCGCCCGACGATGGACGCAGCTATCGACGCCACAAAGCAGTCGATGACTGGTCCGACTGGACAGAAGCAGACACTCGGCACCGGATGGTCGACCGACGCAAACGGCAACGCCAAATTCGCCGACTTCAACGCCGATACACTTAACTCATTCATGAGCCCCTACACGTCCATGGTGACGACGCAGGGGCTTGCTGATCTTGAGCGTCAGCGCCAACAGATGATCAAAGGCAATGGCGACGCCGCTGCTGCCGCGCAGGCGTTCGGTGGCGGTCGTCATGGTGTTGTCGAGGCGCAGACCAATCGCGGCGTTGCTGACGCCTCTGCTCGCTTCGTTGCCGACACCTATGACAAGGGGTATGGCGCGGCGGTCAACCAATACAACACGGCCTTTAACCAGGGTCAGACCGCGCTCGCCTGGAACAAGGGCATCGAAGACGACTTCATGTCACGCCTGCAGCAGGGCGGTGCGCAGCTCGGCGATCTCGCGAAGCAGGGTCAGGACCTTGACGGCAAGTCCATCGACGCGCTCGCCCAGGTCGGCGCTCAGCAGCAGAACCAGGATCAGCTCGTAAAAGACACGGGCTATGACTCGCTGATGGATAATTATCTCTGGGCCGCAAAGATGGCCCAGATGATGTCCGGCTTCCTGCCGGCAGGGTCGACGACGTCGACCGCATCGCAGAACAACGGCGGCTCGATCTGGGGCAGCGTCGGATCGGCCGCGCTCGGCACGATTGGTCAGGCGCTCATCCCAATGCTTTCCGACGAGCGCGCGAAGAAGGACGTGAAGGACGCCGACACCGACGAGTCGCTCGAGGCGATCCGCAAGCTCAAGCCGGTGAAATACAAGTACACCGACGAGGCGCGCGATCAGTTCGGCGAGGAGATGGCTCCTAGCAACGAGCGCGTCGGCTTCATGGCTCAGGACCTCGAGAGCGCCACGGGTGAGGCTTCGGGGCCTGACATCGGCGGCTTCAAGAGCGTCGACATCATGCAGCACATGGGCCGCCTCACGCACGCTCTGCAGGCGCTCGCAAATAAGGTCGACCGTCTGGAGGCGGCTTGATGTCGAGGAGCTGGACCCGATCCAATCCGCAGTGGCAAGCGCTCACGCCGTTTCAGCGTGTGGCGGTGATGTCGCTGATGGAGAAGGACGGCAAAGGCACGGGGCAGAACGAAGCCGCCGCGATGATCAATCGCGCGCAGAAGGCCGGCCAGGACTACGGCGAGCACGTTTCCGGCCGCATCTACCAGCCGACCTTTGAGCCCGCCCAGGAGCGCCGGCTCAATTCCATCCTGAACAGCCCGAGCTTCAACGACCATGTCGCATGGGTCGAGCGGTACGCTCGAGGTGAGATCGAAGACCCGACCGGTGGCGCTACTCACTTCCTCGCGCCGGAGCGGACGATGCTCGCGCTCGAGCGCAGCAATCCGGCGAAATACAAAAACTGGGGTCCGCGCGGTGCCAACTGGACCGGCTTCGACCCGAGCACGGGCGCTTATCGCGGCGTCACGCACCGAAATGAAAGTCATGCGTTTCTGGCTCCTGAGGGCGCCTTCAGCGCCTACAAGGGCACGCCGGGCGCTCAGCCCGTGCAGGTAGCCTCCGCGCCTCAGCAGGGCCTTCCAGGCTCGCCCTCTGGCCCCGCGCCCGTCCGTTCGGCACCTATCCCGCCACAAGCCCCTCAGAGCGTCGCCCAGGCGCCTCAGGCACCGGCGGCCCCGTTCTCGAGCGCGCCGCCCACAACGCCACCGGCGGCGCAGCCTGAGGCCGGAAGCAACCCTCTCAGCGGCATGTTCGCGAGCCTCGCTAAGGGCGGCGAACAACAGCAGCCGAAGCAGGACCCGACCAACTATGCGCTGATCCAACGAGTGATGGACGACGAACAGCGTCGCCGCTCCCAGACTTTCGATTTCTCTCAGATGTACGGGTGACACATGGCCAGCCCACTGACGACACTGCTGGAAGCCAACGGCTTCACCCCTGACAGCAACGAGTACAAGATGGCTGTCGCCAACGAGCAGTTCCGCAATACGTGGCGGGACAAGATCGAAGGCGGACAGAAGCCGACGCTTGCGCAAGCGGGCCTCGGTGCGCTCATCAACGGCGGCGTTGCTGGCCTCTCTCGAGTGGGCGGCGCCGATCATGCCGGCGCGATGAGGACCGTTGCCGATTATGATCCCATTGCCAAGATGCAGGCGCTCAACGCTGAGATGTCGAAGTTCGACATCAACAGCATGAGCCAGGACCTCGGCGCGGTCGCGGCTGCAAACAAGAAGCGCAGCATCGATGCCATTCTCAATCCGGGTGCTGCATCGCGCGCTCGCCCCGGCACGCCCGACCCGACGCAGATCAGCGGACCCGGCGCTGCGGCACCCGCCATTCAGCCAGGTACTGGCCCGTCTCCCGGCATGCAGGGGACGCCTTCCGGACCGGCTCCGGCGCGCGGTGGGGATAATCAGCCCGCAAGCCCGGCTGCAACGGCTCAGCCCGCTCCTGCGGCTCAGCCCGCTCCTGCGGCTCAGCCCGCTCCTGCGGCTCAGCCCGCTCCTGCGGCTCAGCCCGCTCCTGCGGCTCAGCCCGCTCCTGCGGCTCAGCCCGCTCCTGCGGCTCAGGGTGGCCCTGCGGGACCTGAGCGCGGCGGCGCCTACCGGCCGCGCTTCACAACGGAACAGGTCACGGCAATCAGCCAGCTCGACCCCGACCTCGCGAAGCGTCTCGAGGAGGCGAACAAATTCGGCCTCGACGTCTCGAAGCACGATCTCGATCAATCGAAGTTCATCCTCGATCAGCACAAATTCGTTCTGGATAATGATCCTGCGCACAAAGCGAAGATGGCTGAGGCGAGCGAGCTGGGTACGCAGCGCGCGAAGGCGGGCGCTGAAAAAGAGAAGATGGACAGCGCAGCCGGCGCAGTCGGCAAGATGGTCGACGAGCTGGAGGAAATTTCGAACGACCCGAATCTCGGCGGCGCAATCGGCCCTCTCGATCAGTATGGCGTCGTGACCAATGCAAAGGGCGCTCTCGGCGCGAAGAGCTATGCGGTCGGCGCCCGCATCGACATGCTAACGCGCGGCCTCGAGCTGAAGATGACGCGCCTCCTCATGCAGGGGCAGGGTCAGATCACCGAGGGCGAGCGCGCAATCGTCCGCGATCACATCGGCAACCTGCGAGCCGCGAAGGATAAGGGCGACTATCAGAACCGCGTGAAGATGCTTCGCGAGGTCATTGGCTGGCAGATGGGTCGGCCACTACCGAGCGACGCATCGCCCGAGCAGGTTGATCTTGCGCAGAAGCTCGCCGCAGCTCGCCAATCTGATCCTCGCGTCGTCGATCCGGCTGCGCTCGAGCAGGAGTCCGCGAGCTTCGACAAGGAAAACACCGACTTCACGAACGCACGAAACGTGCTCGACCAAGCTCGCGCGCAGTTGCCTCCGGAGGAGTACGCCAAGGTCGAGGCAGCCTTTCAGCAGCGCTTCTCCGGCCTTGAGGGCAAGGCTCCGGAAGCCGCCCCTGCTGAACCGGCTGCACCCGCAGCTCCGGCGGCCACGGGCGACAACTCTTTGACCGGCGGCAAAGAGCAGCCGTATGCGCCGCATGCTGTTCTGCGCGACTACATTTTCAACCCGATCTCGGATGAGGCGGCGAAAGCGTATGAGGGCCTGAAGAAGGGCTGGGGCTTCGGGGGTAAATAATGGCCACGGCCGACGACTTCATCAAGCAGTTCGATAATCTGAAGAGCACCGGCGGCCAGGGCGGCGGGCCGATGACCGCCGACGATTTCATTCAGCTCCTCGGCGGATCGAAGCCGACGCCGAAATATGATGGATCGCTTCTGGGCGGCTTCATGCATTCAGCCGGCCAGGGCGCGACTGCAAACTTCTCCGACGAGATCGCCGGCGCAGTAGGTCTCGATAAAGAGGCCTATCGCGAGCGCCTTGACGCTTTCGAGCGCGAGCATCCGTGGCTCGACATGGGCGGCAAGGCTCTGGGCGCCATTGGGTCGACTGTCGGCCTGATGTTCACGCCCGGCGGGCAGCCTGCTGCGGCCGCTCGTGCTGCTGGCTTCGGGGCAAAGGGCTGGAACGCACTCCGTGGCGCTTTCGGTGCAAACAACGCCGCGAAAGCGATCCCCGGTGTCGATGCGACCGTCAACATGGCGACGCGCATCCCTGGTCTCAATCGGGCTGCGAATGTCGTCGCCGGCACGAACGCGCGGCGCGGCGGTCTCGCTGCGGCACAATATGGCATCACGTCTCGCGCTGGTGACTATGAGCACGAGTATGACGAGACGAAGGGCATCGTTCCGAACGCGCTCGATAGCGTTGGCGGCAGCATCAGCGAAGGCTGGGACCCCGCAAAGATCGCCATGGATTACGGCGCTGGTGGTGTGCTGACGAAGGGCCTCAATCGCCTGTTTGGCGGCGCAGCCAACATCTCCGACATTGTCGAGCGCGCCGGCACGCGCAGCGGATCACGAATCCTGGCTGACGCTTCAAAGCATGACGGACTGGGCACCGACGATCTCACAGCCATTCGCGAGATGGTTTTTCCGACCGGCAACACCGTTCCGCGCGACGTCGCTGAAGATGCTTTCCGAGCCTACGGGCAAGCGCTCGAAAGCGGCGCTTCGCAGGCGGATGCCGACAATGCCGCTCGAGCCGTACTACAGAGCTGGGACGCGACGCGCGTCAACCCGCGCACGGGTCAACCCTATGCGCCGGGCAACGCCGCGAGCCGCGTGCGCTCCTACTTCCGCGACACCATCGGCGAGCATCGCAATCGTTCGCCCATCGATATGCAGCTTCATGAGCTGCTCAAGATGGAGACGGACGGGGCGTCTGGGCGAGCGCTCCACGATCTCGTGCAGAAGGGCGTCAGCAGTCAGGACCTCGGCACCGGCGCATCGGAGCTGTACGGTCACGCAACGTCGCGTCAGGGCGAGCTGGGCGCGCGAGCGCGCGAGCTACTCGACTATTATCTCGGCGGCTCCGGCGAAGACGCTGTCGCGATGGTGCAGAACCTCACGCGTCAGATCGAAAACAACGAGCGCATCGCCAATTCGCTTTATGGTCCGCTGAAGGATTCCGCAAAGACGAACCCTGAGGTCGGTCAGCATCTGCGAGCTGCAATCGAGCGCGTTCGTGATCGCCTCGCCGCAGAGCACTCAGGTGAGACGGACGACTTCGCTCGGGCGATCAGTAACAACCTCTCGAAATTCCTCCATCCTGAGGAGGAAGTTGTCATGGGTTCGATTGATCTGCCAAAGCTGGCATATCCGTCGAGGTCGATCAAAGATGCAGACGGCAATGTCATCGAGCGTGTGCAGGGCGCTCCTGTTCAGGTGACGCAGGAGCTTGCGGACGGCACGCGCCTTCCGATGACGACGCGCTCCGATCCGGTTACGCAGACCGTGCAGCGCGGCACGCCGAACATGGCCAACTTCATCGGCAACCGTTCGAACCTCGGTCGCGAGATTGAGAAGCTGAAGGGGTCGCGAGACCCGACGCATGCGGGCCTCAGCAAGCTGAAGCGCTATCTCGACGACGAGGTCTTCGGCCTCGCCGATCCGAATGCTGCTGAGGGCACGGCCGGCAACGTCTTTCATCAGTTCCGCGAAATCAACCAGCAGCGCCTCGATGCAGGAAAGCTCCGAACCGCATTCCAACGCGGCATGGACTTGAAATCTCAGGCGACCGGCGGGAAGTCGCTGCAGGCACTCGCAAAAACGATGCAGGACGCTGAGCGGATGAACCCCGAGCAGCGCCACATGTTCGTTTCCGGCATCCTGGCGAACCTGAAATCGAAGCTCGAGGTGAAGGGCGACTTTCACGACGTCGCGGCAGTATTCCGCAACGAGCGCATGCGCAAATTCATGCGCGAGTACATGGGCGAGGAACAGGCCGACTGGTTTATGCGTGAGGTGCAACAGATCGCGACGGCGACTCGCACCTACAACATGAGAACCGGATCGCCGACCGGCCGCATCAACGATCACAGCGCAATTGAGCGCTCGCTGCAGAATGTGCGCGCGGTGCTCAACCTGATGAATATCCCAGGACTTCTGTCGAGCGCGGCCGATTACGTCGGCGACGCGGCGACGCGCGGCATTCGCAATAGCGCGATGGAAGTCGCTGGGACGCCCACAAGCCGCCCGGCGGCGCTTCTCCAGCATCTCGACGAGCTGGGAACGAACATGCGCGAGCCCGCGCTCGGCGCGCGTGGTCGCGTGATTCAACAGGCCGGGCCGTTTTCCGCGATCCCTGCGACACAAGGGCTGACCGAAGACTACAAGACCGGGGATTTCTAGGGTCTCGACAGCTTGTAATTGTCACCGAATACGTCCAGTGGAAACTGACAGAGCCCATGGACGTTGAGATGATCAAGCCACGCCTGACGCCAGCAGACATCGTTGCCGTTGCGCGCATCGTAAATTGCGACGAGGCGACGATCAAAGCCGTGATCGATGTTGAGGCGGGCGGCAGCGGCTTCGATGACAAGGGTCGGCCGACAGTCCTTTTCGAGCCGCACATTTTCGAGCGCGAGTTGAATGCCGCCGGCATCCCCGACAATAGCCCCGTCATTCAAGAGGCGCGGAGGCGCGGCATCTGCTCTCCGGAATGGAACAAGGCTCTCTACGGCAAGTCAGCGGATGCACGCTGGGACCAGATCGCCGAGGCGATCAAGATCAATCAGGAGCTAGCTCTCAAGAGCGCCTCCTACGGCATCGGGCAGGTTCTCGGCCAAAATCACAAAATGTGCGGCTACGCGACCGCGACCGCGATGCTCAACGCAATGTGCAAGGGCGAAGCTGACCAGCTCGCCGCAATGATCACTTTCATTCAGAAACGCGGACTCGCCGACGAGCTTGAGCGCCGCGACTGGGCAGGCTTCGCTCGCGGCTACAACGGGCCGAGCTACCACCTCAACAACTACGACACGAAACTCCGGCGCGCTTACGAGAAGCATCGCGCCGATCCGAACGTCTTTTGGACTGGGGCGAGGGCGCGCGTCGCGGCCAACATCGCACACATTGGCTCGTGACGCAGGGAGATGCGATGTCCACTCTGAAGCAATATCTGATCGCAGCGGCGGTCTTTTCGGTGATCTTCGCGCTCATCCTTTTCGTGTGGTGGCACGCTGAGCAGATCAGCGCCCTCGAGACGACCAACTTCAACGCGGGGAAGGCGCAATGTGAGACAGCCGTCAACGAAGCGACGACGAAAGTGCTGCGCGACGCGGACGTGAAACGACAAGAGCGAGAGAGGAAATTCAACGCCGACCTCTTCGAAGCGCGCGAAGCTCAGAAGGCCGCAGAGCAGCGCATCCTCGATCTCAAGAGCGTCGCGAAGGGACAGCACCTCGAGCTGAATGCCCAGGCCGCCGACCTCCAATGCGTCATTCCGGACGCGACTATCGACACCCTCAATCGCCCGATCAAGCTCGCACCGGCGGCGCCGCCTCCCGCGCCGACACCGACACCGAAGAAAGCAGCCGTTGCCCCGGCCGCTCCGGTCAAGAGCACCGATCTCCCGTCATTCCTTCAAGCTAAGTGAGGCCAATCATGGATCGCCTGCATATCCCCGTGCCTGCCATGTTTGGCGGACTTCTCACCGGCGTGCTCTGCTTCTCCGTGCTCGCTCTCGTTACAGGCGCGCTCGGCGGCTGCGCAACAGCGGAGGCCGGCAAAACCGTGGCCGTTGCAATCGAGGTTCCGCAAAGCGAGCTGAAGGCGCCTATCCCGCCTGAGTGTGATCCCTCTGGCCGCAACAAGTTCCCCACCGTTGCGAAAGTTCCCGGCGCGACGCCGGCAAAGAATCTCGCACACGCCTTCACCACGGCGAAGAGCCGCGACGCGCGCAATCAGGAGCGCGAGCACGTGTGTTTCTGTCAGGCCGTTCGCGATCACGGCTCTGAAGCTGAGAAGAAGGTCAGCGAGAAGGCCTGCGAGCCCGTGTGGGCGAAGAAAGAGGAGAAGCCGACCTCATGAAGCACCTCTCAATCGCCCTGGTGGCGCTCCTGCTCGCTGGCTGTGGTCACGGCGGCTATGTCATCGACGACCCGCTGAAGCGCTTCGGCATGGCGAAGGAGGCTGCGGAAGCGAAGCCGCCAAAGCGTCACCCCAAGCCGAAGACGCTCTGCGAAGGCAAGGACGAGTGCAGCAAGGTCATCGCTCCGCAGGAGAAGTCTGTTCCGGAAGTGCCGGCTGAAGCCTCCCCAGGCGCCATGCATGCGGCTCCGAAGATCACCCCTGAGGACGCCCGGCGCGCTCAGGAACACATCGACCAACTCATCGAAATTTTCGAGAAGGGATGACAATGAAATTTGGAGAAGCGCTCGAGCTGGCCAAGCAGGGCCATCGCATCGCCCGCACCGGCTGGAACGGCAAGCGCATGTGGGTGTGCTATAGTCCCGGCTCGACGATCACCGACGCATCGCGCGTCTGGGGCAAAGCGACCCGCGATTGGGCCGAGCAGCAGCTCGCTCGCGGTGAGGAGGTCATTATCCGGCCCTACATGATCATGAAGACTGCTCAGGAGGACCTGCAAATCGGCTGGCTTGCCTCGCAGTCCGACATGCTCGCCGACGATTGGGTGGACCTCGATGAGTAAGGTCGATCAAGCTTACGACTATCTGCTGCAATTCTTCGCCTACGAGCACCTGCCGCCTCACTTGCAGGCTGTTAGCAAGCAGTTCCATGATCTCGCTCATGCAATGGTCGTGACGCTGCCGGCAAATCCGGAGCGATCCGCAGGCCTTCGCAGACTCCTCGAGGCGAAAGACTGCGCCGTGCGCGCCGTCATCTTCAAATGGAAAGAGCCCGATGCAGGATAAAACGATTTTCGTTTCTGTTGGCGATCAACGCGTCTCTGTCGACGGCATTCCGCACGGCTGCGCGGTGAAGGAGAAACCCGAAATTATCGCGCTCCGCTGGACGCCTCCCGATACTGGCATCATCTACAAGGACGACGGCAGCAGCGAAGCGTTCACGGATTTTTCTGTCATCGAGAAGCACCTCGGCCCGTGGAAGATCGCCGAGGCGAAGCGGGCCAAAGAAGAAGAGCGCAAAAAGATCGAAGCGGAGAAGCGCGCAAAGGCCGAAGCCGTAGCCGAGCAGGTTGCGCGCGAAGCCGAAGAGCGCGCCGTCAAAATGCAGCCGATGATCGATGCCATCTACGAGCTGCAAAACACGGATCACGAAGTCATCAAGGCCATGGAAAAGAAGCTCTACGACGAGGGTCTGCTTCCCCATGACCTTGTGCAGCGGCGCGACGAAGCTCGCCACAGAGTGAAGATCGAACGGCCCAAGTTCTTCAAAACTGAGGAAGGCGGTTAGCCGCGTCTTCGACAGCAGCCTTTGCGCTTTCGAGGCGAGCCCAGCTATCCTTCAATCGAGAGCCGTTCACGTAGCCGCGATAAGTGCCTTCCTCCCAGCGGATGTTGAGCTGGCCAACATCGTGCATCGCGTAGAAGTATCCCTCGCCGTCTACGCGATCACTCCAGCGGACTTTGCTGCGCGCTTCTTCTGCCATTCCTTCTCTCTCCTCCTGATCTCGCGAGCGAAGGCTTTCAGCCATGCCCGCAGCTCTCGCCTCTTTCCCTCTCGACGCTCCCTCTTGATCCAGGTTTTCAGGATCACAGACGCGTTTTGAAGGTGGTAGGTGTGCATCTCACGGATGTGAATCTCTTCGCCTTCACGTGTCAGCCAGACGTCGGTTGCGGTGCGACTTCTAGCTGCTTCGAGGAGGGCGTCGCGAGCGCGCTCGAGGCGTGCTTCCTGATCAGATATGGGGAGCCCTTCCGGGGCACCACCAATATAACCGCTCTCGTCTGACACCATCGGATGATCTCCGCGAGCTGCTGATCAAAACTCACTTTTTGCCTCTCTTTTTCGGCGCGACAGCCTTGGGCACAACGCGCTTCACGACAACGTCGACCTCTACGACATCGCACGCAGACGCATCTTCTCGGATGCTGAGATTGTCTAGGACGAAGCTCTTGTAGGGACTGACGTTCGCGAGGTGACCGTGCATGTTGCGGATCGCGAACATAGGCCAGACGCCGGTGCGCAAATCCTGCTGCTCCCCAGCGGGTGTAGACTGGGGAGCAGCTCCTCCGAAAAGGTCGGCCGACGACGTCTTTTTCATGCTGTCTGTTTATAGGTGACAGCAAAAAGTGTCAATTAAAAACAGACACAATCAGGCGGTGAGCAGGCGGCTCCACAGCGACGATCTGTGAACGTCGGCATTCGGCAAGGAGAGCACAAATTGGGTCACACTGGTCCAGCGTCGACCGAAGTTCGTCCCGAGCCCGAAGGTCAGAGCCTGGAAATGCTCCTCCATCTCGGGAGAGGCTGAGCAAACCTCAGGCGTGCGCCATCCGGGGCGGTTGTCGATTGGCTCCTCGCCGTCATGAAAGATCATCGGCAGGATTTCATCCGATCCACCGAAGCGGCGGCGGTTTTTGATGTCGTTCTCGAGGTAGACCGTCACCGGCGTTTTGAAGCCGACGCAGGGCAGGGCAGCGTGCAGCCGGCGGGTGACGACCATTTCGGCAGTGCGCAGGCGGTCGAGGAGCTTGGCGGCGGCATACCAGCGCTCGACCTGGGACAAGCCCTTGTCGATCTCGGCCGTGACGAATTCAGCCCGATCCTGAAGCTCTCTGGGGATATGATGTTGAACGCCCTCGGGAACGTCCACAAAGACGACACCTTCACGCTTCGCCGGCTGCTCAAAAAAGCCGCCCATGAACGTCGTCAGGCACCCAGTGAAGTGAGCAGCGATGCCACGCTGACGTAGCGTGTCGACCGAGTACCGGTCCCGACACCCGATTGAGCCCCGCGACCGCCATTCCGCCTCCCAGGTGTCATTCAGCAGCTCAGGGCGGCCGACACAGAAACCGTGGTAGATCGGGCTCAGGCTCGAGCTGGGCACCGCGCGATAGCGCTTCACGGCGAACCAGGAATTCATAACGACCCGGTGGCGCTCGCTGAGCCGCACCTGATCAAGAGCGTCTCGATTGACGTAGGCGTCGACCGAAGGAAGCAGAAGCGCAGCAGCCAACGCCTGCACGTCATCCCCGACATTTGGCGTCGAGTACCCAAAGATTGCATTCTTCATAGTGTTACCCCGCGTTTGTCTTCAACCTAAAGAGGCGTCGCCCGAGTGTCATGCGTGTTCTGACACTGACGTAACAAGGTCCCACCAGCTCGGGTCATCATTGAAGCGGATGACCTGAGCGCCGGCTTTCACAGCGATGTCGATCATCCCGGCAGTGCCGGCGCCGCCCGGAAAGGCAATCACCCAGGCCGGCTTCATGGTCAGCAGCATGAGGCGGTTGCGATAGTGTCCCGCCGGCCTCCCACGCCCCGTCCAGTTCGCCGGAAAGGCCACTCGGTCGATGCCGCGCACTCGAGCCCACTCGTCAGCCAGCCGATCTGCTCCCAGGGCGTCGCCGTGCGTGAGGAGGCTGATGCCGTGCACACGATGGAAGCTGTCGAGCGCATCGAAAACCCGAGCCTTGTTGTCGTAATTGCGTCCGCCGCAGACGATGACCTTCAA